CTAATCATATCTCTACATAAAATTCCATTTTCATAAATATTTTTACTATAATTTCGTTCAAAAAAATTAAAATCTATTTCAAACATTCTAAAACCTGCTTTTTGATAAAAAGCAATTTGTCCTATACTTGAATTACCAGTTCCAACAATAATTTCTGTATATCCACTTTCTTTAACGTAGTTAAACAAATGAGACAACATTTTTTTACCTATACCAAGCCCTTGTTTATTCTCTCTAACAGCTATATCAAGAAGCTCAATTCTATTTTTGTTAATTTCTTTCAAAATATAACATCCTAAAACTTCAAAATTATTTTTATAAACAAAGCATTCTCCACTCTCAAGATGTTTCAACAACAATTCTTTAGACGGGTTTGCTAATAACAAAAGATCGAATGGCGCAGAATCTATAGCATCCAATTTTTCAAACACATACATCCCCCTATGTTTTTTGAAATTGTAATATATGTCAGTTGCTTTATTCCAATTGCTTTATTGACGTTGAGCCTCGGAACCCTTAACAATCCCAAAACTTGTCGAATGGTCGGTTTAATAGCTCACGCTATATCGACATTCGTCTCCAAGTTTAGTTAAAAATTCTTCTCAACATCAATAATTTTCTCGGCATAAATGCATCCTTTAATAATTGTGATAACGTTTAGCATTCCAATATACAAAAATCATGAAAAGTACCACATAAATGCCAAACCAAGAATCTAAATGGTTTTGATTCATTTGTTTATAAGCAAAGAACACCAAAAATATTGCCAAAATCATTTGTATACTAAACAAAATCCATTTCAAAATTATCACTCCTTTTTAGAAGAACTTTATCACAAGGACTATTTAAATTTTAAATACCCTTATTTGTAATTTTAAGGTGCTTTTTAGAGCATTTAGAGAATTTCATATGTATTTTTATTCAATGGCTCTAAAAACGCAAATATGAGCTAAATTTAAAAATTAGAAAAACAAATCTTTACTTTAGATACTAACAAATTAAACTATTATTTAACACTAAATACAGAATAAAGGGTACTGCAAAATACCAATATCTTAATTACTTATTAATAAAAATATGCTTACGCTTTTTTTGAGCAATAGTTTTGGTTAGTCAAAAAAGTCTAACCAAATAAGTTGCTACTCAAAAGAGTAGGCGGACTACTCGTAATATTACACAAAAAAGACCAGATGAATTAACATCTGGTCACCGGGATTTCACCGGGAACGAGCTACTTATTAAAGTAGAAAGCGGGATTTCACCGCGAATTATTATATTAAATATACCAGATATTACTTTTAAATTAAACTTTTTATAAACCTAATCTTTGTTTGCTTATCAATTTCTCCTTAATCCTCTTCTGGCACATCATCAATAAATATTGGTGTAGTAATTTCCACCTCATGCTTATCAGTCCACATTCTATAACGTTTACCTAATAATTCTGCTGCTTTTATTCTATCTTTTGCACTAGGCTGTATTGTTTGGATTTCTTGCATACCGTCGCCCACATATACCAATATTTCTTCTTTTTCTTCGCCTCTAAGCACTCGTGTTAAATAACGCATGATCTCATCAGTTTCTGCTATGCTTTCTTTTTGAATAATTTCTAAGTTATCATCTATATATTTATTTATACTCACATTTTCCAACAATTTTATCGCATTACCTCTCGCATAACTTACACTATATCCCGCATTTACTGCCGATTGATAGGCGTTTCCAGTTCGAATGTACTCATCTGCGAATTGCTTTTGTTTTAGCGTTAGTGATTTCATTTTATCCCTCCTTATTTTCTAATTTATCTAATAAACCATTAAATAGTTGACGGATTCTTTCTCTACTTAAATTAAGTATCTTAGCAACTTCATTCATAGATTTCCCTTCACATAGTAAGAAAAATATATAGTATTCCCTTCTAGTTCCTACTGCATAAATGAGTTGATCTAATTCATTAAAAAACACTTGATTTCCAGTATTTTCATTTAATTCAAATTGTTCTACTTCATCATTCAGTGAAAAGAAATCGTCTACATTGGTAGTTTCATCATATATAGTTTTACGATTTTCTTTTGAGTAATCACGTATAAACTGCTTAATAGCTTCTCTGTTGTATCTCATGCTTAAATACTTACTTTCTGTTTATTTGAATGTTTTAGCTTGTATAAATCACGTTGTAGGCGTTCTATAAGGTCATAATCTATGACTGAGCCATTAGACTGCATATAATACATGATATCTTTTTGTTCACTTGGTGTATATTTCTTAATAATCTGTTTTAGTTGTTGCATATTTCTATTTGATTTCGTTTTGAAACGCTGCAATTTCTCTTTTTCATCAATTATACTAATAACTAACTTTTCTAAAGGATAAGAAATAGATACAACGCCATAAACATCATTTGTCGTCATATGTGACATATTTAAGTGATACATCATCTCTATTTGTGTAGTAATAGCTTTAATCTTAGTGTTAATAAACTTAGGATTATGCTCTGTTAGTAAAGCATACTCAGATATTTTAGTTTCATGATAGGATAATGTGTGATTAATTCTTTTAAGGATCATATATGCACCTCACAGATAAAATAAGCCTATCACTAAGGATAGGCGTGTATGATATTAACCTTTAATAATGCGATTTTCTCTAGCCATTTGTAGAAGCGATTTTGAACTTTTGGATTTTTGTTTTGCTTCATTTCTGCGTTGCTCATCATTGTTTTGAGTAATTTGAGCCTCTACGACATCTAATAATTTATCACGATCTTTCTCTGATAAATTTGTTTCTAACATAATATGATTTGATACCTTATCTAAATTGTGTTTTCTAGCCATTATCTAACACCTCTAAATTTAAGTTTATTATTGAATATATCTATGATTGGTAAATCCATTTTTGAAATAAATGGACTGTATAAAATATCTCTAAAATGATTTCGCAATTCTCTTTTTACTTCATCATCTTCGTTGAAATTTTCATTATAATATGGATTAGCGTAACGTAAATACTCCTTTTCATACTTAACGTTTAATTCGTCAATTTCTTTTAAAACTTTGTTATATTCTTCCATGATTGGATAGAATTTAGCTAATAATTTCTCTTTATCTTTTTTATATAATTTTGGTACTTCTTTTTGGTGCTTAATGAGTTCAATCGCCTTTTTACGTCTAGCTTCATCAAATACTTCTTTTTTTGTTGATAAGCGTTTCTCTAATGCTTTTAATTTCTTCTCATTACTATCAAATGTAGTATAGAGTTCATCAGCTTCATTATCTTGTAAGTTAGCGATTAGCTCTTTATATTTAGCTTTATCTTCTTTAATTCGTTGTATAAGTTCCTGACGTTCCTTTTCAAGTTTATCGATACTCTCTCTTTGACCTATGACATATTCGTTGTATTCATCAAAATATTTCGCTGTTTTCATATCGTTTTAACCTCTTTTCGATTGGATTGTTTATTAGTGTTCTTGTTATTGTTTTTAAATGGTTATAAGCTTGTTTTCTCTGTTTCAATGGCAAGCGATAGAGTGCTGCGTCAGTTAATATTTTGAGATTGTAACTATCAATATTAAACTCATGACGATCTAACACATAAGATAAGAGTTCATCATTGTTCATCTGTTGAATTAAGTTAATGAATACCCCCATATCTGTATTTCGTTCTTCTTCATGTTCTTTAATTAATCGCAGCTCTTTCTCTTGATTGAGTGTTAAGCCATAACCATTATTAATTTTTTTCTTTTGGTGTCTTTTTCTTACTTCGTCTTTGTCCACTAAGTACATATTTTGTGATGTATTGTTACGTTCTTCTTGCCTTTTCTCTCTTTCAGCTTGGACATAGTTATATAAATCAATTTTAAAGCGTCTCACAAGCTCATTATCACGCACCTTTATATTTCTGATGTAATTCTTTATAAATATCTGTTCTTGCTTTGTATAGCTCTCTAAAATAGCGTATAAATGATATAGGTTTCTATTGCTTTTTCTGATGAACGCATTCAACTTCTTTTTTTCTTCAATGATGTACATAACTAGGCTTTCTAAATTTTGCGATTGATAGTAAACCATTTGAGTGACTGGATCACATACCATGTTTGGTGTATTGCGTTCGTATAATGTTTCGATATAGTCCTCTATCATCTGCTTTTTTTCTTCAATAAATTTAGGATTGTAAACTGTGAATAACGTATCATCACTAATCATTTCAATTTCTTCGGCGTCTGTGTCTTGTTGATACGCTTGTTTTAGACTTGCCATACTATGTGTTACTCCTTTCTTAGAAGCGGAACGGGTACAAAGCCCGTTACCACTTATGATTATTTTTTAGTTAATCGGTAGTCTGTTCCTTCAACTTCAATCACTGTTGTATTCATCATCATTCTTGAATAAATCTTTGTTAGCATTTTGTCAGCTGTTAGCTCTTTGTTAGTGTTGTTGGTTGTGATGATATTATGCTTATTTACTCTTGCATTAATTACGCTAAATAACTTACCTTTTTCAAAATCAGTTAAATTCGGCGTTACATCATCAATGACAAGTACATCACACGCCTTAATACGATTAATCAGCTCTGTTTCAGTATATTTAGCTGTTTTACTCATAGTATCTCTGAATAAAGCTATAAGTTCGGTAATATCGTAAAATAATACTGTGTAGCCCTTTTCTTTAATTTCTTTGATAGTAGCCATTGCGAGTGCTGATTTACCTAAACCAAAAGAGCCTCTTAACATAATTGATTGCTTATTATCTAAATTAAAGTTCTGTGCATAACGCTGCATGGTGTCTTTTGCTTTTTGTTGGCTTTCATTTCTAGGAATATATTTATCGAAGGTTGCGCTTTGTAAATCGTCATTCACTTTCGATTTATTAAACATACGATCAATTTCACTTCGTTTTATCTTAGCTTTATATTCTTTTACTTTTTGTTCGGCCATTTGCTTTGCTTCACAATCACAACCACTTTTAATTTCTTGTATTGTTCCATCAGATTTTTCAATTTCGTAATAGTCATAACGATTTTTACAACCTTCACAAAATAGGTTTTCTTCAACTTTCAAAATTTTGCCACGCTTTTTATTGTTATTCATCAATGTTTCAAGACTTTTCAAAATCGTTCCTCCTTACTTAACTTATAAATATTGTTGTCGTTCTGGTGAGTTTAACCAATCATCATCAGTATCTTTCGGTGGTTGTTGTACCTTATTCTTACTTGCTTCACGTTGTTTTCTACGTGCTTCTATATCGTCAATAGACTTAATACCGTCTTGATACCAACTTTTAAGAATACTGTTAGCATAGCTCCATTTACACACGTTATTTGTTGCCGCTTCTTTTAATGCTTCAATAACAATATTTTCATTACCTTTGAAATCATCTATCCAGTTTTCAATCTGATCCACTACAAATGGTTGAAGTATTCCAAATCCATTTTCTTGGTAAAAATTGAATACATTACTATAAGAATGTGACGGTGGTTGTTGTTTAGTAGTGCTTGCACTACTACTACTGTTATTCTTTTCTTTGTTTTTCTTAATATTGTTTTTCTTAGTATTGTTTTTCTTAGTTCCTACATTTTGTACGTGTACGTTTTGTACGCTTTCATTTCGTACGTTGTCGTTTTGTACGTGTACGTTTTGACTGTGTACGAAATGATGATTAATTGTATATATTGATTTACTAAAACCATTATTTGTACGTTCTCTATGAACTGAAATAATATTTTTATCAATGAGCTCTTTTCTATGTTTATAAAATCTTTTTTCACTGATATTAAGCTCATGACATATCAAGCTAATACTTGGAAAGGCTACATCTTTACCACCAGCGTAAGAGGACAAGTAAGCATAAATGCCTTTAGCCTCAATACTCAAATTAGAATCTTTAGTAATAGTTTTATAAACATTCCCGTAGCCTCCTGTATAATCTATTAATCTATCACTCACGATTGTCCTCCTCGTTTGTTGTTAATTTTATAAGTAACCTCTTTCAAATAATTGTGTTCGTAGTGTTTTAAACCGCTTATAGCTTATTTGTAGGTCGTTGCATGTTTGCGTAGCACTAGGAATAATATTGTCCCCTACATGTGCCATGTAATAGCAATATAATGCTTTAGCTTCGATACTGATATCTTTGCTAGACATAACACTTTGTGTAATTACGCCGTAACCTTTCGAACACTTGATTTTATTAGTCATAAAATGCTATCCTTTCAGTAGTTTATTAGTTTTTTAACTGTTCGTTATCAGTGGTTTGGTCGCTTTCTGATAACGTTTCTTTTTTATCTAATTCTTTAAATTGCTCTAGTAAGCTATCAAATTCTTTTAAGTACATACACATTAAATCAATCGTTTGTGTATTTTGTATTCTATGTTCATGATATCTATAACCATGTGCTAAAATTTCATTTTTATTTAATACATGATTAGGTTCATGAGTAAAATATTCTTCATCAAACCATGTAAAAGATGTCATTACATCATTAATTTTTTCTTTAATTATTTCCATATCACTCAATATATTTTTAATTTCCCAATTCATTTTTATTCCTCCCACTCGAAATTGTTTTCTATTTGCTGCATAACCAACTCACAAATGAATTGTAATTGTTGTTCACGATTAAGCGTCTCTTTCCATTTTTGGTTGCCTTCTTCTACTAAATGAACATAAATTTGTCGTTTATCATTTATTGCACTATTTAATAACTCATATATTTCTTTGATTACTCGAACATCTTGATTATCCATTTTTAAATCCTCCTATTGCTTCATAGAGAAGCGGTTTATTATTTTGATACATTCTACTTAAATTCTTTTACTGTCTTGTAAATGCTCTCTATATGCTTTATAGAGATATGAATACTCTTCATCTCGAATATCATATTTAATCGCTGCAATCATACTTCCAAATAAGAAAAACACTAACGCATAATGTAATTCAGAATACATATTTAGAAATATAGTAATTACACAGATATAAGCGAGTTCATTCAGAAATCTAATCAATTTAAACACCACCTTAAAATTGAATTAATACTATCGTTCAATCACAAATTACTAACATGCGGGACTTAGATAATTTATTTTTTCTGTGATAGTAAAAATTCTTCAACTTCTTTGAGATCATAATAATAACTGCGTCCTTGCTTTCGTTTAGTTAGACCTAAACGTTCCCACTCGGTAATATCACTATGTGTACATCTGTATAACTTTCTTAATTCTGTTTGTGTAGCCCATCTCTTTTGTTGTTGCTCTATCTTTCGCTGCGCTATCTGTTCGGCAAGTTTTAAGATACCGTTTGCTAATTCTAAAGAAGCGGACTCACTTAGTATTGGTTGCTGTTCTGCCATATCCAACCCTCCATTATGAACTTTTTAGAACTAATAATTAAAAAAATATATCTTCCATAGTTATATTTGGAAAATAAGGCAATAATAATTCTTTAAATTTTTTCTTTTCTTCATCGGTAAAGCTAGACTTATTTGTCTCTTTGTTATAGTAACTTTGCTTTGAAATACCTAATTTTTGTCCCATACCTTCTTGCGTCAAATTTAAGTAATTTCTATAACCTTTGATTTTATTAATTGTCATTTTAACACCTCTATTCAAAACTTTTTAGAACTTACAAATA